TGATCGTCCATCACATGAATCCTCTGACTGAAGAGGATATCGTTCACGGGACTCCGCACGCGCTTGATCCTGAGTTCCTGATTTGCACAACACACGACACGCACAATGCGATTCACTACGGGGACGCGAGTCTTCTCGCAAAACCATATGAGCCCCGTAAGCCCGGCGACACAAAACTCTGGTAAGGAGCGAACATGGCAATCGACAACCTCGCACAGAACAACACCGAGGACGAGGAAGCCAAGCACCGTCTGCAGGAGACGAACGAAGGCGTGGCCACCGATCCGGCCGAAGAGTTCGACACTCCCGAGACCACCGAAGACCCGCATCACGACGATGTGGACGTCGCTCTCCAGGTCGGCAAGGAAACCGCGGACGGCAAGGGTGACGACGAGGTTCCCGAGGCCGATTTCGTGTCCTACGAAGACCCGTCCGCCGAGAAGCAGGAGCGCAGCTGATGGTCGCAGGCTACGATCTGGGAGTCAAGAACTTCATCGCTGGCTTGAACGCCACCGGACACGTGACTCACACGAAGCATCGCAAGGACAAGGTGACTGTCCACCACAACGGTGGTCGTCTCAGTCTCCAGGGCATCCTCGATGTATGGAAGACTCGACCGGCATCGGCGCATTTCCAGTCCGACGGCTTCGGCAAGATCGGCCAGTACGTCGAGATGAACGAGTACGCCTGGGCCTGCGGCAACACCGAGGGCAACCAGCGTTCCATCTCGATCGAAATGGCCAACTCGGCCACGAATGGCGAATGGCCTGTCTCCGAAGTCACCTGGCGTTCGGCGGCTCGACTCGCCGGCTGGATCCACGCCAAGGTGTTCGGGTTCCGTCCGTCGTCCGACTCGATCGTTCCACATCACCACTGGAAGGCGACGACCTGCGCCGGTCCGTACATGGACAAGCACTTCGGCGAGTTCATCAGGGTCGCGCAGCAGGCGTACGACTTCTTCCGCAGTGGCGGCGCTTCGAACCCGGTCACTCCGCCACCATCCGGTGGTAAGTCGGTCGCCGATGCTGCTCGCGAGGTCATCGCCGGCAAGTACGGCAACAACCCAGAACGAGCCAACCGTCTTCGTGCGGCCGGTTTCGATCCAGCAGCCGTCCAGGCGGAAGTCAACCGACAGCTCTCCGGTGGTGGCGGGGGTTCCTCTCCTGCCCCGGCTCGCAAGAGCAACGAGCAGATCGCTCAGGAAGTCCTCAACGGCAACTGGGGCAACGGCGATGACCGGAAGAACCGGCTCCGTGCCGCGGGCTACGACTACGACACAATTCAGTCCATCGTCAATCGCCGTGTGGGTTCCGGTGCTCCGGCGGCTCATCGCTCCAATCTCACTGAGATCGCCAAGCAGGTTATCGCCGGACACTGGGGCAATCAGCCGGATCGTCAGCGACGATTGGAAGGGGCGGGCTGGAACTACGCAGCCGTCCAGGCGGAAGTCAACCGACTCGTCCGCTAGTTCTGTCAAAATGGTAGCTCTCAAGGGAGGTGACCAGTGATCACCAGCATCCTCGACAGTACAAAAAAGTCGTTGAACCTTGCCGCCGATTACACGGCCTTCGATGAAGACATTATCATGCACATCAACTCGGTTTTCAGTACGTTGTGCCAGTTGGGTGTAGGGCCCGAAGTAGGATTCATGATCGAAGACAAGGACACGACCTGGGACGCCTTCCTTGGGAGCGATCCTCGTTGGAACGCAGTCAAGTCTTACGTCTTCCTTCGAGTAAAATTGCTTTTCGATCCCCCCGCTACTGGATTCGGCACCGAAGCAATGAAGGAACAGATCAAAGAACTCGAGTGGCGTTTGAACGTCCAACGAGAAGACAGCGAATGGGTCAATCCTGATCCACGAGCAGTTCTCTACCAGGGCGTCGTAGACGGCGGTGTGGTCTGATGACAACGATCAAATTCCGCCGCGGTCTTTCCGCTGTTTTGTCGATCAAGAACCCTCTCTTACGAGAGGGCGAGCCTTGCTTCGAAGTCGATACAGGAAAGATCAAGATCGGCGATGGGATTCTTACGTGGCTCCAGCTGGATTACCTCAGCGGAGAAGGGTCTCCCGGGCCGCAAGGCGAACCCGGGGTTGATGGTACCGACGGAGTCGATGGTGCTTCTGCCTATCAGTTAGCACTCGCGTCCGGCTTCGTCGGTACCCTCTCACAATGGCTTCTTTCCCTCAAAGGAGCAAAGGGCGATACCGGCGACATTGGCCCACAAGGTACGCAGGGAATTCAAGGTGTAAAGGGCGATACAGGAGACGACGGTCCAGCTGGCGCCGATGGCGCTGATTACACAGGACCAAGCATCACAGCCGGCTCAATTGCTCCGTCTTCTCCTTCCATTGGCGATGTCTGGATCGATACAAGCTCATGATCCCAATCGTTTCCTGGAACTTTGACGAAGCGTCTGGTCCGGTTTTGGATAACTCTGGTCATGGCGGGGATTTCACTTTGACCAGTCCGACGATTCGAACAAGTTCCGGACATACGAATGGGGGACTTACTCAAGCCGGTAGTGATATTCAGTTGGCACCATCGTCTGTTTTGGCTGCGGTGAAAACTTCGCAACGAACAATAGCTGCTTGGATCAAAGAGACGACCCCTGAAACCGGATGGATTGGAGAGATGTATGTTTCTTCGATTGACTCCGGTTCATGGGGGATCCTTTTCCTCAGTAATCAGTGGCATATTCAGGCACGGAATGCCGGCGGCTTCGTTCGCTGCTCTGTCGCTCGTCCTACTGACTCATTGTTTCACCACGTAGTTGGAACCTACGACGGCGTCAACGTCAAGATGTACCTCGACGGTAGTTTAGTGGCTACTCAGCCGCTTGCTGCGCCGATGCGAACTGATGCCGATCAGCTCAGAATTCTGGATAACACTTCTTCATCTATCACGGTGGATGATCTGCAATATTTTGACACTGCCGCCACTCCGGCCGAGATTGCGACGATCATGACAACTCCGGTTATCCCAGTACGAAGTGGAAAAGCTAAAATCTGGGACGGATCCAATTGGATTCAGTATCCAGTCAAAGTCTGGGACGGATCGTCTTGGATTCCCGCGAAGTTGAAGGCCCATAACGGAGCCGATTGGATCGTAGCCAAATGAAAGGAGGAGGTGTGACGACAGTAGAAGATATTCTCGAACATCACGGCATTAAAGGTATGAAGTGGGGAAAGCGCAAGAATCCGGCTTCTACTGATGCTGCCGCGGCCACGTCGACTCGGACGACGGCCAAGAAAAAGGGCGTTCACACAGTTTCCAATGCGGAACTCCAAGCAGCTATTCGTCGAATGCAGCTCGAACAGGATTTCAAGCGGCTTTCAGTGAATGACAAATCCGCAGCGACTCGATGGATTTCTTCAACTCTGTTGGAGATTGGAAAGCGTGAAGTCCAACAGCAAGTCGCCAAGAAGGTTGCTACTACTGTCGCCAAGAAAGTCGCGACAGGAGGTGTCGCGTGAATGATACGGCCATGATCGCGTTCCTGCCTACGAACGGGTCCTGGTGCAAGCAGGACTTTCCGCACATGACGCTCGTGTACGCGGGCGCGATCGAAGGACGCGACAAATCCGAGTTCAATGAGATGGGGAAAGACGCCATCTCCGCAGGACGAATTCTTGGATCGTTTTCATTGAATGTGACCGGTGTCGAAACAATCGGAGACGCCGGCGAAGAAGTCGATGTTCTCGAGCTCTATCCGACACCCCAGCTTCTCATGGCTCGATCGATGGTAGAAAAGTGGAACAAGAGCGAGTTTACTGATTTTCTTCCGCACGCGACAATTGGTCCTGTTGGTTCTGCGTATGCGCAACGAGTAGGTAACGGATTGGAATCGAACGTCTACCCTGAGAATCGACGCAATGCTCTTCCGACAAGCATCTATTTCAATCGCCTTGCAATTTGTTGGGGCGATGATCGACTCATTTTCGACCTGAATAATTTCGACTAGTAGAGGGGGTGAACGATGGCATTGTCGAATACGGCGACTCCGTATTATTACGGTCAATTCCGGGACGCAGTCCTCCGGGGCGATATTCCGGTAAACCGTGAGATCTCGGCGGAGATGAACCGGATCGACGATCTCATCGCAAATCCCAACATCTACTACGACGATAAAGCGATCGATGGATTCGTTCTTTATTGCGAAGGTGAGCTAACACTTACTGACGGCACCGACTTGCATTTGCTTCCGACTTTCAAGTTGTGGGCAGAGCAGATATTCGGCTGGTGGTATTTTGTTGATCGCTCTGTTTGGACGCCGAACGAAAACGGTCAAGGCGGTCGCTACGTAACGAAGACGATTAAGAAACGTTTGACCAACAAACAGTTCTTGATTGTCGCTCGTGGTGCCGCCAAGTCTATGTACGCTCAATGCATCCAAGCATATTTCTTGACCGTGCACACAGCAACAACACATCAAATTACTACTGCTCCAACAATGAAACAAGCCGAAGAAGTGATGGCTCCATTCAGAACGGCCATCACGCGTGCAAAGGGTCCACTGTTTAAATTCTTGACAATGGGCTCGATGCAAAACACAACGGGAAATCGTTTCCTTCGGCAGAAGCTTGCGGCTACTAAGAAGGGTATTGAGAACTTCCTTACGGGAAGTCTTCTTGAGATCCGTCCGATGTCGATTGCCAAACTACAGGGCTTGCGACCGCTTGTTTCTACCATCGATGAGTGGCTTTCTGGAGACTTGCGCGAAGACGTTGTAGGTGCTATCGAACAAGGAGCTTCGAAACTCGACGACTGGTTGATTGTCGCTATCAGTTCTGAGGGTACAGTTAGAAACGGCTCTGGTGATACCATCAAGATGGAACTCGCCGAGATTCTGAAGGGTGATTACCATGCCCCTCATGTTTCTATCTGGCATTACAAACTAGACGAGCTTACTGAGGTTAATGATCCTGAGATGTGGGTCAAGGCTCAGCCAAATATCGATCGAACAGTAACTTATGATACCTACCAACTTGATGTTGAACGCGCTGAGAAAGCTCCGGCTGCTCGAAACGATATCTTAGCGAAGCGATTCGGTATTCCCATGGAAGGGTATACCTATTTCTTCACTTACGAGGATACCATCCCTCATCCCAGTGTCCGTTTCTGGGAAATGCCCTGTGCGTTGGGCGCCGACCTTTCGCAAGGCGATGACTTCTGTGCGTTTACGTTCTTATTCCCACTTGGTCGCGGGCAGTACGGTATCAAGACGCGCAGTTACATTAGTTCTTTGACTCTTACTAAACTTCCTGGTGCCCTGCGTTTTAAGTACGACGAATTCAGACACGAAGGAAGTTTGCATATCATGGAGGGCACTGTTCTCGACATGATGGAGGTCTACGACGATCTCGAGCGGCACATTCAAGAGATGCGTTATGATGTTCGATGCTTCGGCTTCGACCCGTATAACTCAAAGGAATTCGTAGAACGCTGGGAACGTGAAAACGGTCCATTCGGGATTGAAAAGGTTCCTCAGGGAGCACGTACCGAATCGGTTCCACTTGGTGAGTTGAAGAAACTTGCCGAAGAACGTCTGCTCATATTCGACGAGGGTTTGATGACCTTCACGATGGGTAACGCCATCACTCTCGAAGACACGAATGGTAACCGCAAACTTCTGAAGAAGCGGACCGAAGAAAAAATCGATAACGTGGCGGCCTTGATGGACGCTTATGTGGCTTACAAAGCAAACAAGGAGGCGTTCGAGTGACGAGAGGAGGTAGTGGATGAGCTTCGCAGAACGCGTCATCAAGGCAATCTCGCATGGCTGGAATGCATTCGTGAATTTGGATCGAACGAACCCTTTCCAGACTTTGGGCACATCGTACGGAACTCGTCCTGATCGAACTCGCTTCCGGTCGGGCAACGACCGCACGATTGTTCAGTCGATCTACAACCGTATCGCAATTGACGTGGCCGATCTTTCGATCAAGCACGTCAAACTCGACGACGAGGGTCGATATTCCGCAGACGTTAACAGCGGTTTGAACAATTGCCTCACGGTTGAAGCCAACATCGATCAAGCAGCTCGTCATTTTCGTCAGGACATGATTCAGACACTGTTCGAAGAAGGCGTTATTGCTGTAGTGCCAGTGGATACCACGGCGAACCCGAACGTGACTGGCGGTTACGATATTCTGACGATGCGTGTCGGCAGGATCGTCAAATGGCAACCAGAACACGTTGCTGTTCATCTCTACAACGACAAAATCGCCAGACGCGAGGATGTCGTTGTCGGAAAATCATTCACGGCGATCGTCGAGAACCCTCTCTACGCCGTTATGAACGAGCCTAGTTCCACACTTCAGCGGCTGATTCGCAAGCTGAGTCTTTTGGATGCTGTAGATGAACAATCTAGCTCCGGCAAACTGGATATGATCATTCAGTTGCCCTACGTGATCAAATCTGATAGCCGTCGAGCTCAAGCCGAGCAACGTCGGAAGGATATCGAGTTCCAGCTGAAAGGTAGCCAATACGGTATCGCATATACCGATGGCACCGAGAAGATCACTCAGTTGAACCGTCCTTCCGAGAATAATCTTCTGAAGCAGGTTGAATATTTGACCGAGCTTCTGTACAGCCAACTGGGAATTACCAAAGAAGTCATGGATGGCACTGCGGACTACCAGGTCATGCAGAACTACTACAACCGAACGATCAAACCGATCGCTCAGGCGGTTGTCGAAGCTATGCGTCGAACATTTCTCACGAAGACGGCCCGCAGTCAGGGTCAGAGTATTGAATTCTTCCGCCAACCTTTCGCAAACATCCCTGTGGATCAATTGGCGGAATTGGCAGACAAGTTGACTCGAAACGAAATCGCTTCTGCGAACGAGATTCGACAGATCATCGGTTGGGTTCCGTCCAAGGATAAGAAGGCCGACGAACTTCGAAACAGCAACATGCCCAACGACAAACTCGGGCTTCAGCCCGCCCCCATCCGAGTTCCTTCGAGTCGGGTAGACCCTCCGCAAATCGAGCCGTGAGCGTGAACTCGCTCTGAACATGAAAGGAGACGACCGTGCCCGACGACCACGATTTCGGTGGATACGCGACGAAGGTCGGTCTCAAGTGCTCGGACGGGCGAACGATCGCGTCCGACGCATTCAAACACATGGACGGGCAGGAAATCCCGCTCGTCTGGCAGCACGGACACAGCGACCCGAACAACGTCTTGGGGTACACGAAGCTCGAACACCGCGACGACGGCGTCTACGCTTACGGTTACTTCAACGAGACGCCGGCCGGACAGAACACCAAGAAGCTGGTTCAGCACAAGGACATCAAGTTCCTGTCGATCTATGCCAACCAGCTCCGCGAGAAGAATAAGCATGTCCTGCACGGCGATCTTTGCGAAGTCAGCCTGGTCCTCAAGGGCGCCAATCCCGGCGCAAAGATTGATTACGTTCGGGTCGCGCACAGCGCCACCGACATCGAAGTTCTCGAGGATGAAGCGATCATCACCATGGGTCTCGACATCGAGTTTGACGGCGAGGATGTCGCTCACGCCGACAAGAAGACCTACCAGGATGTTTTCGAAACACTGGACGAGGACCAGAAGGATCTCGTTCTGACCATGGTTTCGAAGGCGCTCGCGGACAAGACCGTGTCGCACTCGGACGAGGACGGCGAAGACAAGGACAAAGAGATCGAGGACGACTCGACTCTCGAGCACAAGGAGAAGGACACGATGGCGCGCAACGTCTTCGAGCAGGACAAGGAAAAGGTCGCGGGCGCGGGTAAGTCGCTGTCGCACTCCGACATGCAGACGATCTTCGACAACGCGCAGAAGTGCGGTTCGTTCAAGGAGGCGTTCAACAACTTCCTGGAGCACGCCGAGGGTGACTATGGCGTCACCAACATCGAGATGCTCTTCCCGGAAGCGCGTGCTCTCGACACCAAGCCCGAGTGGATCACTCGACGCATGGAGTGGGTGGAGGGCGTTCTGGGCGGCACCCGAAAGCTCCCCTTCTCCCGCATCAAGTCGCTGACCGCGGATCTGACGCACGACGAGGCGCGGGCCAAGGGTTACGTGAAGGGCAATCTGAAGAAGGAACAGTTCTTCGCGATCGCCCGGCGAGACACGACCCCGAAGACCGTCTACAAGAAGCAGAAGCTCGACCGCGACGACATCGTCGATATCACCGACTTCGATATCGTCGCGTGGATGTGGGTCGAGATGTACTTCATGCTCCGCGAGGAGCTCGCGCGAGCGATCCTGGTCGGCGACGGTCGTGAGCCGGACGACGAAGACAAGATCGACGAGACCAAGATTCGTCCGATCGCGTACGACGACGCGTTCTACACGGACGTTCTGGTCGTACCGGCGAACGTCAGTCCGAGCGGTCTCATCGAGGCGGCTCTACGTGGACGAAACAACTACAAGGGCACCGCACCGACGGCCTACATGACCAACGCCGTCATGGTCGACATGTTGCTCGAGAAGGACAACCTCGGCCGTCGCTACTACAACAGCAAGGCTGAACTGGCCAGCGCACTGAACGTTCGCGACATCATCGAGGTCGACATCCTCGAAGGCGCCACGCGAGACGGCGCCGAAATCCAGATGATCATTGTCAACATGTCGGACTACTCGGTCGGTACCACGGCCGGCGGCGAAATCACCAAGTTCGACGACTTCGACATCGACTACAACCAGTACAAGTATCTGATCGAAACCCGTCTCTCGGGTGCGCTCACCTCTCCGAAGCGTGCGCAGGTCATCGTTCGTGGTGCGGGTACGTTGGCTACTCTGACTGCTCCTACCTTCAACTCCGGTACGGGTGTCGTGACGATCCCGACCGTCACGGGCGTCACCTACAAGAACCAGCAGACTGGGACGAACCTGTCGGCCGGTGCGCAGGACGCTCTCGACCCGGAAGAGTCGCTGTCCGTCGTGGCCGTCCCGAACGCCGGCTACTACTTCCCGCACAACTCCGACACGGACTGGACCTTCACCCGCCCTGCGGCGTAAGGAGACCGGGATGGCACGATACTTCGGTAAGGTCGGGTATGGCACCGACGTCGAAACAGCGCCTGGCGTTTGGACGACTCAAATCACCGAGAAAACATACTCCGGTGATGTTGTTCGAGATTTCCGTCGGTTGCAGGAAGGTGAGAGAGTAAATAAAAATCTCACCACATCCACTTCGATTTCGATTGTGTCGGACTCGTACGCGAACGCGAATTTCTCTGCCATCCGGTACGTAGAATGGGAGGGGGTGCTCTGGGAAGTGAACGTTGTCGACCAAGAGCACCCCCGTCTGATTCTTCAACTGGGAGGGGTATACAATGGGCCAACGTCTTGAATTGCACGATTTGCTCAAGACGATCTGCGCAAACGTATATTTTCAACCCCCTTCTAGTGGGCAGATAGTTCATCCGGCCATCGTTTACGAACGCGATCGGGCAGATACCAAATTCGCAGACGACCATCCGTACAGCGTCATCAAGCAGTACAGCTTAACTCTGATCACTCGAGACCCTGACGACGCTATATTCGAAGCGCTCACTGCTCTTCGTATGTGCACTCACGAGCGGCATTTTGCCGCGGACAGTCTGAACCACGACGTGTTCAGCATTTACTTCTGAGGAGGAACACAGCATGACGAGGATCCAGTGGGATCAGACGGGTAAGCGCAAGTTCGAGACGGGTGTCGATCACGGTGTCTTGTTCGAGCGCGATCAGGCCGGAGAGTATTCGACCGGCGTGGAGTGGAATGGTCTGACTGCGGTCACCGAATCTCCTTCGGGCGCCGAGTCCAACCCGCAGTACGCCGACAACATCAAGTACCTGAACCTGATCTCGGCGGAGCAGTTCGCAGCGACCATCGAGGCATTCACCTACCCCGACGAGTTTGACAAGTACGACGGGAATCCGTCGCCTATTCCGGGCGTCAGTGTCGGACAGCAGACTCGCCGTCCGTTCGGGTTCTGTTACCGAACCAAGGTCGGCAACGATGTCGAGGGTGCCGACTTCGGCTACAAGATTCATCTCGTTTACGGCGCCACGGCAGCACCGTCCGAAAAGGCGCACAACACGATCAACGATTCTCCCGAGGCGATCAACTTCTCGTGGGAGATCAGCACAGACCCGGTGTTTGTCGGCACGATCGACAGTGTCGAGTACAACCCGACAGCCACGATCACGCTCGACAGCACGAAGCTTTCTCCCGCGAAGATGACCGAGATCGAGGACATTCTTTACGGTGACGAGACGAATGACCCGTCCATGCCGCTTCCTCGGGACGTCATCCTGATGCTGACGACGACCACTACGCTGGCTACACCGGTGGAACCCGCTTTCAACAGCGGCACGAACACCATTACGATTCCGGCTACTACCGGAGTCCGTTACACGATCGGCGGAGAAGACGTACCGGCCGGTCCTGTCGTCATCACCGAAGACACGTTGGTCGTGGCGTACCCGGCAGAGGGTTACCACTTCCCGAATGTCGTCGACAACGACTGGGTGTACGACTACACGCCGTAAGAAGAACGGGGATTAGGGGATGCTCGAGATTGATGTTGTAACTGACGAGAACTACGACGAAAAAGACAATAAGTTCGGTGTCGCCAGGTCCGTCAAGGTTCGACTCGAGCATTCCCTTGTCTCTGTGTCAAAATGGGAGTCTTTGTGGGAAATTTCGTTCCTCAATGGAACGGATAAAACTCA